TTGGGGCCATGAATTATCCTCTTGTTCTCCAGTACCGGAATCTATTTGGATCATTCAGGTACATGTTGCGATAGACGGCGGATCTCAAGTATGGATCGCCTGATCTTAGAATATTCTTCTTGCGGTTGTTGACATTGGATGCACGACCACGGATGCTGTGTAGCTGCTCCTGATAGGCCAAGAATGCATCAGAACCTTCATCACCCTGAACCATGATCTGGTATTGCCGTGCAGCGGTTGCCATGATGGATCGCTGCGTAGCTGTATCGACCTGTTCCCAAGGAATGAATTTAACAATCTCAACATAATAATCAATTCCTGTCTCCCAGACATCGGTATCATCAGTCATGTTCCAGAGTTTTGGTGGAGTTCCATTCAAGACTCTTGAGCGGAGCATGTAACCATCATCATTTACATGATATGAAGTTAGCTCTGCACTGATGATATCACCCTCATCGGCATCTGCCATTGGCAAGTAGATATAGCCATTGGAGTCTGCATTCAGCTTTCGTGTGTGCTTGTTATGAGCAAGACCACGAATCTGGTAATCAAGAGAAACCTGATCAAGAATGGTTTCGGCAATTCCGGTGTCGATACCTGAGTTGCCTTCTAGGTCAGCTACTAGGTTCTCACCCGAAGCCAGTAGCATTTGGTTGACTGCTTGCAGTCGTGTAATGTAGCCCATATAGCCTCCTTAGAAAAAGTTAAAAAAGAAAACCACCCGGCTCCCACTTAAGGGAGCCGGGGGTAGATAATGATCACCTCCTCTTCAAGCTAGGTTAGTAAACAAACTAAACCCCCTTTCAGAAGCGGATAAGATCATTAGGCAGTTACTGCGTACTCTGCAGCGAAGCCGTTCTGTAGGTTTGCGCCTACAATGGTAGCGAGTTCGCCACGGGCGTCAATTTCGCTAGAAGCATCTGCATCAGTATCGTTAGTAGTACCAACGAGAATCTGGCAGAGTTCTGGACGAAGAACGCCAGTACCCTTCATCATGCTAGCAACGGTGAACTGAGTGTTGCGGCGTACATCCTGTACGGTGTCAACCTTCATGCCCATGAGTGATAGACCAGCAACGGCCTCTGGCTGGAAGATTACGCCGAAGACATTGAACTCAGAGAAATCAAGGTTATACTTGGTTGAGCCAATGTTAGCAGAAGCGTAGTTCTTAGCAACAGGTAGGTGGTTGCTCTTGATGATGGTGCAGCCCATGTACTGGAGAGTATCGCTTAGGCTGTTCATGCCCATTGTGTATGGAGCACCAAGACCACCGTACTCAGCAGAACCACCGAACATTGGGTTCTTGGTGAAGTTTGTACCAATACCGTTGCTACCAGCACTTCCAGCAGCAGCAAGTGTGGTGGTAATATCAGCAGAACGAGTCAAGCCAAGACCACGAATGACTTGGAAGACCTTTGGTGGAACAGCGCAGATTACACGATCAGTTGGGTAATCGTTGTTCTGCATGAATACCATGTAGTTCTCAATGGCCTCAAGAATCTTGAGAGCATTTACTTCAGTGCAAGCAGCAACAGCTGCGCCGGGAGCCAACTGGGTTGTATCAACTACAGCTGGAGCTGGGAAGTTAGCAATATCAAGACCACGGGGATCTAGAGTAGAACCGGAAGCAGCATTCCAAGCATAACCGAGTGGGCTTAGGAGAGCAGCAGCACAGATAGAAACTGCAATCTGTCGATCACGGGTGTTTGCGAGAGTTAGACCAGCCTGACGAGCTAGCTCAGAGCGGTAATCCCACTGAGTAACGAGCAAGTCAACATTGTCGCACTCAAAGTGTGCGGCCATTGGTCGCTTATCAAGGTTTACCTTGAAGGTTGTTGAGGTTGAAGAACCACCACCAAGCTCTTCACCAGCATCCCATGATGGGTTTAGAGCAATAGTGCCAGTTACTGGGAACTCATAAGAGAAACCACCAGATAGTGACTTGGTTGTTACGAGGTTCTCGAAAACATTGAACTGATCGTAAGCGTTGATTACCTCACCAGACCAGAGAGGTAGCCAGAGCTTGTTAGCTCCTGCGCTGCCACCAGCGGGTGCGTCAGTAAGACCAGTTCGATTTAGTGCAAAGTCAGTAGCGTCTGTAAAACTATCAGCTGGAAAAGCCATGTTGTTTATTCCTTATATAAGTAGACTAAAATTTTGAGACTATAATAGAAAGCTCAATCGTTCGATTGTTCCTAAAGGAGTCTACTTGCTTGAGTGAGTCCAGCCAAGGGCCATCCATTACCACGCGGGGGGATTTGCCCATAGGCTGTCCTCAGTCAATCCGCTGTCTCAGGTGCGGATTATTTAGGTAGTTTTGTAAAATCAGTTCGCATCATCCGCTGTTCCACATAGTTACGGAACTTAGGATCAGAAGTGAACATTGGGTTATTGCGCTCAGCCATGAACTCTCGCTTTGTTTGGTAAGCGACAATTCCCTGCTGAGTGCTGGCAATAGGGATTTTACCCTTTGCTGTTTGCTTGGGTTCCGCTGCCTTGCTTGTACCAGTAGCCTTGGCATACTTGGCTTGCAAGCCGTAGAGAGCGACATCCCAAGAAGGAGAAGCGAGGTTCTGATTGATTGAATCCTGTTCAGCCTGAGATAGATTCTTACTAGCCCAATCAAACATCTTGGCAAGTTGATCCTTGCCACCGATTAGTTCGGCTGCTTTGGTGTAAGCCATCTCAAGCTTTGCCTTCTGGCCCATCATGTATTCATTGATGATCGACTCAGGAAGGTTGGTCTTCTTCTTGATTGTATCCAGAGTCTCAGGAGAGAGATCGTTCTTGGTAGCGAACTCAACGGTCCACTGCTTCCAATCATCCTCGGTTGCAACCTGTGGCTCAACCTTGGGTGTCTCTTCTACCTTCTTCTCTGGAATCTTCAGTACCTCTGGTACGACAGGAATTTCTTCCTTTGCTGGCACAGCCTCCTGTTTGACCGGGTTTGCTGTAGAGGGGGCTTGCTCGTACTTCTTCTTCAGATCCGCTACTTCCTGCCGTGACTTGGTATATTCCTTCTGGGCATTCTTGAGGCTTTCAAACCAAGCACCAGCATCCTTGAAATTTTCAGGAACTGTCATGCCTTGGTTTCTTACATACGCATCAAATGCTGCCTTCTCACGGGCGAGAATAGCGTCCTCTGCTGTCGATGTAAGAGATTGTTCCTGTGATACTGCTGGAGTCTCGGAGGATTGTTCCATCATATCGGGAGTCTCTTCATTCATAGTGTGTGTCTTTCGTTAGAGTTTAAAAAATCAATACATCTTCTTGGCTGGCTTCTTAGCCGCCATCTTTTTGGCTGGCTTCTTAGCAGCCTTCTTCATTGGCTTCTTCATTTCTTTCCTTTCTTTGGGTATATCATTTTCTGGGCATCTTTGCCCGTGCATGTCGTGGTCTTTCCACAATTGCACTTGTATGTTTTCTTTGCCATTATCTATCCGTTTCTACATAGATACGCTGTATCATTGTGTTTCGGGCGACTGCATTGATGGTAGCTAGCTGATAGCCAGCTCGCATCAATTGCGTATTGCCGGGTAGGTTATTGGATGTTGAGCCTTCTGCGGTTGTATTATCTGTCACATTGTCTACACGCCAGTAAACAATGTTACCTGTTGGCGCACAGAAAATATAAAAATCGTACAACTTACCAGCAGTAAATGCAAGGCCAGTATCCGCTAAGGATAGCGTTGCACCGTCTTTGGTTGCAAACTGCCAGTTGGTATCCTGTGCTGCGCCATTCACATGGCGTCTAAAGAAGCCACAGAAATGTCCTGTTGGGTTATCAGCACCCACACTAAGAGCCATTGTCTGGTTTGTTAGACCAACAAAAATACGAGTTCCTGTTGTTGCTGCTGTTTGATTGTAGCTTGCGTCTGGAAATGCAAGCCTAGCGCAATAAAAGAAACCACTAGCACCATTAGGAACAGAGCCACGCAGAAACAGCGTACTTGCTGTACCTGTTCCAGCCGTGGCGTTTGCCGTAGCAGCAGTTACTATGTTCGCTATGTTTCCATATGCTTCAACAAGTGTTGGATGGGAGATAGTACCAGCTGAGGTAACTGTATTTCCCAAGGTTGACAAAGCAGTACCAGAACCGGGCGCAATCAAGATAATATTATTCTGGAAGAACGAGGGCTGAAGCGGTGTTGTGATTCCGCTTGGCCCTTGTGTTCTCAGGAACATACGACCAGCTAGCGATTTTGCAAATATATTCATTCTATTTGCTGCTGGTGTAGCTGGGATTGCGCTGTTTTCCATATTTATGGTAGTCGCTACATCCAAAGATCGTAGGTTGCTATAGGCAAGGCTATTCCAAGCTGTGCTTCCAGTACCTATCTTATACTTTAGTGTATCAGTCTCATAACCAAACTCACCTTGAGCAAGTGTTGGGTTTGCTGAAGTCCAGTTAGCTGCCGTATCCCTACGGAACTGAATTGTTACACTCATGCTGAACCTCCATTATAAGTAAGACCAACCACGGGAATACTGGAGGCATTGCCACCATCGACATTGGATGGGGAGCTTCCTCCAGAAACCGTAGCAGGAACCCAAGCTGAACCACTCCATTGTGGAACTTGGTTTAAAGCTGCTCCGCTTTGCGTTAGGCTAGATAGCGTATGGGTATGTACTGAATCTGCCTTACCACTCAATGAGGTAGCTAGGTTTGTAACATCGGATATTGCGTGTGTATGTACAGAGTCTGCTTTACCACTCAAGGAGGTTGTCAGATTAGTGACATCTCCAATTGAGTGTGTATGGCTGGCATTTGCTTTTAAATCAATAGCTGCATATACAGGAGTTAAATCCGTAGAAGAACCTCCAGAAGAACCTTTAATATTACTGGCTGTTGTTTTTAGCAAACGCTTAGCTAATAACTGCAAGTCATTGGCAGCTTTTCTATTGGACATTATTACTCCTATTAAGCAAATACTCTGTAGGGAATTGATGGAGGTGGATCGACTTGTGGAAGAGCAGCGATCTGTTCTTCGGTCAATTCAAATGCAACACGAATATTGGTGTGCCAGCGAGAATCCGTGGTACTTGGGATGGTGATAATCATATCCTCACCCTCGCCCTCGGTTACGGCTGACTTTGTGATTGTACCGATGTGGTCGATATAAACGCCTGAAACTGGAAGTTTAACTTCCTCGCCATCAACTGTGCGTACCTCAAGTAAGGCAGCATCAATTAACTTTTGTTCCATTTGTTCTTTTGTGTTTGTTCGTAACATGTAATCCATAAGTATCTTTCTTTATCAAACTGTCATAATCTTAAGTGTCTGATTAGGCAATCTATACAACCAAAGTTTTAGATTTCTTAGGTGCATAAATTGATCACTATTAGGATTAAAATAAAAAGAGTCTGATGCAGTACTAAGTGTATTTGTATCAGTGCTTACTATTAATGTATTGTTAATTCCAAAACCATGATCATTTTGTACAGAACCAATAGCTGTTTTAAATATAACATCTCTTGCTGGTGTTACAGCAGAAGTTAGTTGTGGAATAGAACCACCGGGGAAATATGTAGCTAGACCAGAAGTTGCTACAACTGTTCTATGTAAACTACCACCAGATGCTCTTGTAAGCCACATAAATAATGTACTTGCTGGTGGAGCTTTAATTAAGCTAGCCTCGCAATAAAGTGAGAATGATCTTCTATTCAAAGGCCATATAGATGAGAAGCTTGCTCCGGTCATTTCTAAGATATCGGCTTGTTTATTTCCCGTGCTTGCCCCGGTCGGGATTACGCTACTAGGACCAGAGCCGAGTTCAACCTGTGCGCCCCAGACATACATAGTTGCTGCGTTAGCGGTATCCGTATCTGGATAGAAGGCAATGGTTCCTGATGTCTGTCCTGCTTGAGTAGTGAAGGTTACCCACACACGAATCCATCTATCAGACGGAACTCCGTTGAATCTTGTTCCATTACCCACGGTATTTGTAATCGTGATCCCTGATGATGAAGTGAATCCCGTAGTGTTTAACCATGTTGAGGATCCGTTGAATGCGGCCAGACGCATATACGGGTTTCCGCCGGAAGGTGCGCGGACATATGCACTAAATGTATATGTCGTTGATGGGACAACTACTATCGGAATGGATGACCTAGAAAACTGATTTAGAGCACCAGCATCTTTATGGATGCTTGTTCCGGTCAGGGTTCCATTGTCTGGGCCGTTGATTCGTGCAACAGCATTTGCTCCAGCAGTTCCGTTCACGGAATTGATGTTGATTCCCGTGAGTCGGCTCCAAGTGTTTGTCGCACCTGTTCCCCAACAGAACTGACCTTGTTCGCAAATGTTGTTGCTTATGCCCTCAATCAGCAGACCGCGAGGCTGGAGCGTGGACGGGTCGTAGTCGAAGCAGGGAGTGTTGAAGTTGCCAAAGGCTGTACTACTGTTTGGCAAATACGAACGCCTCGGAACGATTTGGTCGTACCGAACTTGCGGTCGCGCCATCGTCACATCTCCAAGACGACCAACTCCGTTGCAGTCTGATCCCATTAAGATCGTAAATGTCGCACCAGCCGTCGTACCGTACACCGTGTACAACCCGCGTCCATCCGACCCAGCAACAGGAAGCGAATCAAACGCGCCGATGGTGGATGTCACTCCATTCGTATCCGTGTATCGGTACTGCGCTCCAGTGATATGGGCAGGAGTAACGGCAAACATATCGGTCGTGCGGAGAGTGTTATTTGTAAACGAAGTTACCTCCACCGAATACGAGATCGGAAGTCCCTGCGACACATTGATTGTCTGGAACCATGTTGCCCTGCCACCGAGTCCATTGAATCGAACGGTATTGTCTCCGTTGATTGTGATTGCCCCTGTACCAGTTATGTTCTGCGTATATGGAGTAACGACAAGCATGGTACTATTGACGACCATGTTTGCATCGGCGTACTGCACAAACCCCTGCGAGTTGATAAAGGTGGCATTGGTTGTTCTACTAAATGTAAAGCCTCTGCTTGTGAGATCTGTTAGTGAACTCATTCCTGTGAAGTCAACATCAAAGGATGGCGACAAATAATTAATACTAGATAGTGTTTTTAGTTCATTGTCTGATAGCAAAGAAGGCCAGTATTTTATTTTACGAATATAGCCACCTAAGAATCTACCAGCAGATGAGTATGCTCTAGATCCAATATTAAGTTTATCAGGAATAGCTGGTTGTCCTTGTGTGCCAGTAACAATATCTTCACCATTAAGACTCATTCTAACAGCGGGTGTAGGTGTTCTGACAAAAGAAAAGGCAGCTTTGTTTATGGCTGATATTGCTACTGTTGTAGCTGAGGTAGCATCTCCAGAATTGGACACACCGCCACCTAATGGAAAAGCCCCAGAATCAGAATAAAAAAGTCCTGTACCATTATTAGCAGCATCTGCTGTAGTTAATACCCATTTTTGAATCTGAGTAGCATCATCTATTCTAGCGTCTTCCCACTCTGCTAGAATGCTCCAGTTTGTGGTATTGGTCGTAAAGTTGGTTGTAGGAACATAACAAGCATCGTAAGATCTATTGACAGTAGAAGCACCCGTTGGAATCGTGCTACTCATTCCAGCACCACTCTCTAACTGAGGTACATAAATATCTACTGAAACACCAGAAGAAATATTAGTGGCACTAGTTGCATCTCCAACATAAATTCTGTAGGAGTCAAAACTACCAATAGTGTCTGTTCTGCTTATTCCTATTCTTGTCCACTTTGTTGTAGATAGTCCAGTAACGACACCAAATAAAGTAGACCCACTTACTGGTGTTGTAAAAGAACCCGGACCAACAATGTAAGCATTAATACCAGCAGGCGTTCCGGGCGCAGCATTGCTGATTATAGAAATACTTGCTGTAGTTTGTGAACCGACACCACGAACCCAAACACTAAAGGTTCGTGTATTACCAGCAGCACTTGTAGCAGCACCTACAAATTGATTTATAGGTAAACCTGTTGTTGCTGTAGTAATTCGTGCTGCCGAATTAGCATAATTATCTGGTCCTGTTTGACCAAGAGCAAGAGCACCAGCAGTACCACTTCCTATAATGTTATTTCTTCCCCAATATGTTGTAGAGATAGCAGGATCTAAAGATAATGCTAAATTAGAACATGCTGGTTCAATAAACAAACCTTGTCTTTCAAGTGTATCATAATTATAGCCAAAGCGAGGAATATTAAAAAAACCACTGCTTGTGCTAGTGTTTCTAAGATACTGTCTGTCTGTTATTCTACCCGGCTGTAGTTGTGGTTTTGTAATAACAACATTCACAGCGGCTGCAGGAGCAGCAGCAGCACAACCAAATCTAACCTGATTTGTTCCTGCATTACTGCAAATATATTGGACATAATAAACACCCGGAGCAACCGCTTCTCCTTGAGGTATTGAACTGCTACTACCATTTTTAAAATAAAGAGGACTACCAATAAGACTAGTTGGACCGAGTAAATTACCTACACTGAGTGTACCAGTAACGCTTACAACTTCAACCGATGCTGTAAAAGCGACTCCTCCTATTTGATTCTGAGCGATTTGATAAATAAAAGGCTGAGAAGCAGTACCCGGTGTGTCTATTACAACAGTATCATTTACTCTTGTAGCTGATCCTCCAGTTCCTAACTGGAAGAAAATAAAAGGATTTGGAGAAGTAAATGGCAGACTAAATTCAGTATCTCTAAACATATTTGCATTAGCCCACTCTACATATCCTTGTGAGTTAATGAAAGTTGCGTTAGTACTTCGCTCAAAAACAAATCTAGAATCTAGAGTACCACCAGTAAAATCAAAAGATAATGTAGATCCATCTCCACCTTCTGCGGCAAGAATACGATTCCTTTGCGTTCTCCATTCAGGTGGATCTAAAGTCCATGAACGAAACCTATGCATTAGATTGCTCCGTAGAAAGCGTTACAAGTACCAGCACCAGAAGTAGCTGCAAACTCAACTTCAATAAGCTGACAACCAAGTGTGTCAATCAAAAGAGAAGCGGGTGCTCTACTAGTTGTTGAAGTGCTGTAAACTTTAGCATCGCCTTCTTGCTTAGTTATTGAAAGGGCTGGGTATAGATTGGTAGCTGAGTTTACAAATGCTGTAGCAGATGTATTAACAGAACCAACAACACCATAAAACAAAAGATGGGGAATATAAAACTCACCTACATCACTCTTTGTAAAGCCAACTACTCTGATAGCCTGACCGCCATAAGCGGCGGTAAAAAGAGGAACAATCTTTATATAGTTTAAAGAAGAAGCCGGAATAATTGTTGAACTTCCGCTATTTACGGGTGCTGTTGTTGTTACGGTTTCGTTTGATAAACTTCCAATAGCAATATTTGTTTTATTCGTTGAAGAGAGAAGCTTCATTGGCTCCTGCACAGTCTTCAACTGCGACATTGTGTGTGTATGAATCATTTCTTTTTCTTCCTTTTTGTTTTAGGAAGCTTGCCCTTTGGTGTTTCTTTTTGCCACCGGGCAGCTATCTTTGGATGTACAGCGTACATAAACTTCTGTTGTTGACGGGACTTAAATGGCATTATTCCCACCTTACTTGCTTACCGCTCTTCTTGGCGCGAACGCCCTTGGCGGTACACATTGACTTGGTGGGACGACACGCAGGATATTTCCTGCTCTTGTCGCTTGCGCTTTTACGACCGCATGGTTTACCTGTCTTGCAGTCGATCCAACCTTTTCCGTTGTTTCGTGCAAACCAGCCATGCAGTCCCTTCTTTTTCTCAAGGGAGAAATCAGCCTTCTTTTTTCTAGGCATTACTTTTTCCTCTTGGATTTTGAACCCCACTTTGCAGCACCGACTTTGCGGCACTGAACCAAAGCACCCGAGGCATAAGCCGAGGGCCACTTCTTGTAGCGGGACTTTACCTTGCGATAGCATGCGTCTTTAGCCATTACTTCTTGCACTTCCTTCCCTTTGGGCAACTTGCCTTGGAACCACCGGGACCAGCCCATAGGTTCTTGCAAGCCCAATATTGAGCAGTAAGTTTGTTCTTGGCAGAGCCGCACTTGTGTCTTGCACGGAAAGACTTACGGGCAGCAGCACTATAGTTGTGACCATAGCCCGTAGCTCCGTAATGAATGATCTTTTCCTGTCCGTTGGCACAAGCCTTGACTACTTTTTTCTTGTTGGGATTAGGAGATTTTTGTGGTCGATTGCAAGGCATGCTTGCTTTGTTTAGTTTCTTAGCCACCCATTCCTCCGATTCCTGCTTGCTGTAGCAAGCCCATGATGTTCTGGCCACCGGATGCTAGATCCTGTGAGGCAGCTTGCTGCATGATGTTGCCAGCTGTGTTGGCAACTACGCCACCAGCTTGCTGCTGCATCTGCATCTGAGCCTTCTGAGCATCCATAGCCATCTGCTCCTCACGAACCTCTTCGGCAGATCGTACCCAATTACGGGCATCATAGCCAAGAGCGGTGATGAGACTACGAGCATACTCTTCCCATTTAAAGGAAGCGGCTGCTTGTTCTGGTAGATTGCGAACCATCTCGCCCATTTGCATGAGCTTCTGTAGATCGGTGTCGCGGCTGAGAGCCTGAAGACCAGTGATTACCTCAACTGAAAGAGAGCCGTCCTTATCAAAGAACTGCTCATACATTCGCTTGTCTAGGTCATCGGACTCAATCATAAGGAACACTGTTCTCTTAACGATTGGTTCCATCAGATCTCTGGCAATGGCTGAGAATGCGCCACCCAAGACTGTCTCAAGTTCTGAGCCAATCATTCTAACGGCTGTCGCTGTAACGCGGTCGCCGCTTGGGAGCGAGGAGGCCGACATAAGGAATGCCTGACCGATCTCTCTACGCATTGTCTCAACGGCTGTCTGTGCAGCACTGACCTGAACATTCATGGTCTGAGAGGGAGAGATGACAAACACATCCTGCTGTCTTGCAGGAACCCAAGCACCGTTAGGCATATCGGAGATATCATCAATCTCGGTAATGCCAGATGGATCTAATGCCATCCAGAATGCCGATGATGCTGCCATTCCGTCAATCAGTGCTTTTGTGTATCCGTCTAGGCTTGCTAGATCTCCTAGGATATCTTCGCAATGCGATCTCCCGTAGTTTTCTCCGGGTATGCCATACCACCGTAGGACCGTCACAGGACAGATTTCGTATACACCTTCCGCTAGAACTGAACCATCGTCTGCTTGCTTTGTGTATTTCCATAATCCATCCTCCGTCTTAAGATACTGGCAATATCTCTTTTCATAACCCCGCTTTGCGGAGTCAGGTAGAGAGTAATGAATATTCTGTAATGCTTCAGGGTCGATTAAATCGTATTCGACCTGAATTATCTCGGTCACTTCACCTTCTACAGATCGCTGTGTAACGAAATGATCAAGGCGTGTGACTCGGAATTTAAAATTATCTTCTTCTTGAACCAAGCAATCACCTACGATAATTAGGTTCTGGATTGCCTGATATACTGTTTCTCTTAGATTCGTACCCATCAGCTTTCTGTGTACCTGATAACTCATGGTTTCAAGGTACTGAGAAATTTCTGTAGTGGGTTCAACTCCCGATCTTAAGCTGAAGCGGAAGAACGGCGTGTCGTTCAATGGCATCATTGCCGACAGCATTCTGCTAGCCAGAGAAGTGGCTCCTCTAGCACCAACTGAAGAGTTGGGCTGAGGCAAAGCCATCTCCTCTGTCCATCCTTCGGGTGGAAGAATGGAAGGCACTGTCAATGCAGCACACAGTCTAGCCCTGCTTAGCTTGGAAGTTCTTGCTGAATCTAAGGACTGAAAACGCTCAGCAAGTGTTTTTTCCATTTGTTATCCTTACTGTGGGCGATTGCCCATACCAGAATAGAGTGCTGAATAGAAGTCAAACAACTTGGTTGTTGCACCAGTAGCTGTTGCTGAGCTTGCTTCTGATTCCTGCTGTCCAAGATAGGCAGCTTCCTTTGCGGCCTTCTCTTCAGATGCAGCTATTTCTGCGAGTCTGGCTTCTTCTTCTGCCTTGATTCTCGCTCTTTCTGCTTCTTCTCTAGCAATTCGCTTAGCCTCTTCTTGTTCGGCATAAGCGCGCCTCTCGGCTTCTTGCTGCTTTTGGAATTCTCGTTCTTCTTGCATAAGTTTCTGTTGTTCGGCATAGGTCATACCGCCGCTAATTTTAGGTGATCCGCCCATATTACTTGCCTCCTTGTTGCTGTTTGAGGACAGCTTTGAGTTTATTGACAACCTCTATCTGTCCTGCGCGATAAGCAGCTTTTCTTACGAACTCATCCTGAGACATATCTGGTTCGTAAGCAAGAGGTTTATATATTTCTTCCAGTATCTTTATTAGATCTGGATCTATTCTCGGAAATTTTTCGGATTTCATTATTGAGATTCTCAATTACTTTATTAAGTTTTTCAATCTCGTTGTAGAGATCCTTAAACATTAGTTTAATTTCTGAAGGACCAACTTGAACAGATAATCCTAATCGTGTCTTAGCCTGTGACGCATCGTTTATCATAGTTATCTCACTTTGTTAGATCAATTATTTCGCAAGCACCAGCGGTGCATGCCATTGTGTGCGATGATGTCGTGGTATCAACCTTCTCATACAATGAGAGGGCATTGAAATCCACGGCAGTCATCTGATAAGCATCGTACATTTCCTTGGTGATTGCCTCAAATGGAGCCTGAGCATATACATGGTCAGACTTTGGAAGGAAGGAGATACCGGAGATCTTGTCAAAGTTCTCCCATACCCACTGTCCTACTGGCATGAACTCACTGTCGGAATAGTTGACGGTGATGCTTGGCTTGTGCTGGCAGTAATGCTCCTGATAGGCGAGCCACAGATTAAGGTGGTCGATTGCCTGTAGTTCATCTTGGGTAAGAGAACCGGAGGGAGCAGACTGAGCGAATGTGAATACTGCTGTTGAATCTGGATTCATTACGCAGTCTTCGACAGGAACCTGAGCATCACGCATTAACAGATACAACGGATCTTTCTTGTCGATACGAACTCTACGATAATAGTGCTCGGCATATCTTGGGTGCAGACCGCTGGCCGAATTAGCCAAGCATGAGGTAGTTCCCTCTGGCTTGATGCAAGTGATTGACTTGCTTGGGTTGATACCCAGCTGCTTAGACCAATCAAGATTTGTCTTGATCGCAATCTCACGGAGATTCTCAAGAACATGCTTGAGCTTTCCGTAACCAAGGATTCCGGACATCAGCTTGTTGTCAAAGATGCCTGTCATCGACACTCCAAGAAGTCGCTCCTCTTCGCAGTTCTTTGTCCATGAGGAATCCTCACGGGAAAGATAAGGGAAGTGAGTGAACATGCTTTGGATTGTGCCGATGATTGTAGCCATCTCAATCTTCTTAGCCAATGTCTCAGGTGTATCTGAAGCGCGGACTACAACGGTCGATAGGTTGCAGAACTCATTTGGTCTGAGGATAATCTCAGAGCAAGGGTTGGTCCCATAATAATAATCATCACTACGACCAGCCTTGACTGCAATAGCCTTCATCGCATCACGGTTGCAGATACCGCGCTCTCCGCTGTGAGAATTGTACAGGTCTGTCCACTCCTCTAGGAATTGTCCCATTGAAGGGCGACCATTGTACACAGCGGAATTGTTGGCTAGGGCGCGGTGTCCTGATGATTCCCACCAAGCACCACTCTTGCATGTTGCCATCTCACGATCCGCGAGATCACTGAGAGAGATCATTGCTGAGCGGCGAACGCCACCAACGATGACTGACTGAGCAATCTTGCAGCAAATGTCGTGACACTCAAGCGGTGTGAGTCTTCGTCCCTGAGCCTTGTAGAATGTCTGAACGACAAAGCGGAATACTTCCTCAAGCGGGGCAGGACCACTTGCGCGTCCTCCGAAAGTCTTGAGTCTTTCTCCAGCCTTGCGAATGTTGCTGGTGTCCCACTTGATGTGGACACCCATGTAAAGATTCTTGATTAGGTTATGAAGTGAGTCGCACCAACCTTCACGGCTGTCATCGACTACCATTACCTGATCGAACATCTTGTGTATTGTGGGGATGGTAGGCAACTTGTCAGTGCATCTGCGCTCAACAGTATAGCCAACACCAGTACCGCACATTAGAATGTACATTAGATTTGAGAATGATCGTGGTGAATCAATCTCAAGATAAGAGCAATTGTAGAGGGCAGTATGATCGCGGTCCAAAGCTGGCCCTGCGGTCATAAGCCCACGCATTGAGGGTAATACCTCAAGGTTTAGAATTGCGTCACGAACATCTGGTCGTGAGGCTAGGGCAGGAACCTTGGCGGTGAAGTAACTCCACCAACGATCCACGGTTTCATCCCAAGTCTCACGGCGAGATTCAGAATCCATCCATCGACTGTAGCGAGAGATGGCAATAAAGTTTTGAAATGTATCCATCAGTTTCCTCCTGTGCTTCCAAAACCACCAGTACCCCTTACAGTCTCTGGAAGTTTATCGACAGAGATGAATGGGAATTGAGTAACAGGTAGGAAGACAATCTGTGCAATGCGATCACCCTTGTTGATTTCGACAGTCTCGTATGAGTTGTTTACCAAGGATACCATAATCTCACCTCGGTAATCAGAGTCGATAACACCAACAGAATTCTTTAGGGTGATACCTTTGGAGGCCAGACCAGATCGTGGGAATACAAGACCCACGAAACCCTCTGGAATAGCCAAAGATACCCCGGTCGAAATCAGATGACCAGCACCCGGAGCTAGAGTGAGGTTTAGCACGGACTTTAGATCAGCCCCTGCAGCACCCTTAGTCTTATACTCGGGTTTACAATAGTCAGTATGGAGAACCATAGGGATACCAGCTGGGCTATGGGAATAAGTAGAAGTATTGTAATTATTGTTATCAGCATAGACAGCTGAGCTAGTATCGTAGCAAGTAACTTTAGTATCCATTAGTATCTCCTTGGTTTTGTTCTTCAGTAGCCCCAACTATTGGGCAGTATAGTTTAATCTGCTTGGTCTGCTTGTCGTACTCGCCATCCCGTAGGATGCGGACGCACCTAGCCATAGCCAAACAGTAATCATAATCGTATTTAGTGCCATCCTGTGGCTTGGCTTGGTCATAAGCTGCCAATACAGCAGCCGACCAGTTCCGGGGGTGGACATACTTTAGCCACTTCTCAGCCTTGGCTGGACCCCACTTCCAGATACCGGGGATGTTATCCGTAGTATCTCCCATGATCCACTGCTTGTGGAAATTCAGGTCTGCGGTATACTCATCCACAATCTCTGGTGTGTGTTCCTTGTCTGGATTCCAGTGCCAACCGGGTACGGATCTTAGATCCTTGTCGATTGTCACGGCAATACCCTTGCCAGAGGAAGCCATGATACCCATGATATCGTCTGCCTCTAGCCGGGGAACTGTCAGAATGTCGTGCTGATTGATCAGCTCCAGAGCATAGTCCATGCTATCTGGAGTCTGCTTACGGACATCCCGGTGGGCTTTATAAGCTTCCCAGAAGTCCCGTCTGTAATTATCCTTGCGGCTGCAGGACATGGCAATATAGGTCTTGGTCATACCAGCTGGAGTCCAAGCCTTGATGTCATGCTCAAGTCTTTCCTCTAGGTATTCCACACCCTCTTGGTCTGCCCAGAAAGCAGCACGGTAGCATAGGATATCTCCATCAAGCACAGCAACATCAGGTCTTTCCGTCATTCTTTTCCCCTAGAATTATGTCCAGTATGTGTTGAACAACTCTCTCCGCATCAGGATCGCGGTCTTCTCTTGAGGCAATACACATCTCACAAGAGCATAGGTTTCCAACCAATCCTTCTGACAGGATATGGAACCATTCCTCAAACTTCTCTGTTGCCTTGTTCTTGTATTGCCGCTCTGAGAAACCATTGCGTACAACATAATCAAAAACCTCAGTGAAGTTCTTGTCGTTGCTTTCAAGAGCGTTAGCCATTGCCTCAGACTCATGGGTTCTCCATTCAGCCTTGGCTTCTGGTAACTCTCTATCTCCTGCTGAGACAAAGACAGTCAGTGCCTTTAGATCTCTGGCAGTAGCGACCTCATTCATGTATCGACAGTCATCGACAATGATTACCTTCTCATGCCAAGTGTCAGGATCTTCGGCCAAAGCCTTTTGCTCCTGCTCGTACATGAACTTGATCTTCTCCTTGAACTTCTTTACCCAGAAATCCTCGTCTTCCTTTCGTGCTTCGGAGCCAAGTGTCTGGCAGAAAGCGCGGTACTCTTCTGGGTTCTTATCCTTTGAGTAGCCTCGCTTCTCTGCCTCATCCTTGAGTGCCTGAGCAAAGGGTAGGATTACAGGAGTATAGCCTTCGTTGTAGGCATACTCACTTAGCCATTTGGCTAGAGTGGTTTTGCCCACACGGGCCGGACCACCGATCATTATTATCAGCATGGAGACTCTCCCATAATTCTTGAGGACTAAAGAGATCGGGAATATCCCAACCCTTGAATTTTAAATAATCACAAATAAAAGTTACACAGCTTGACGGTCGTTTCATTCCGATGAAGCGACCAAAGAGTTGATAGATAATCATAGTCTTTGAGTTTAGTTTTGGGTAGGCGTATGCGAATTGCATATCCTTGGTATTCATCTCCAACTCTCCGACATTAAACTCGTAGTATTTCTCTATTCCCAACTCTTGTAGTAGCCCCAACTTTAGGGCGCGGATCTGCTGCCCGTCAATTACCACATAGGCAAATGATTCGGTCAGATCGAACTCAAGATGAGCGTGAGTATGACGGCTCCAAGATAGTAGCCGAATGAAGTAGTAACGCCAACCTTGTAATTTCTTGAAGTTATAGAAACAGATTCTCGCATTAACTCTCATAGAAGATGGGCATCCCTAGATAAGTGGCTAGTGAATGCTCAACTCTAGCTCCTTCGGAATGCTCCCATCCATGAAGCATTACCATTGCATTGCAGTCTAGAATAGCATTCAGATCCCTCTTCATGCATGACCGTAGGTGTTCCTTGGAATCGACCGCTGTTGACGGATCGAATCCCTCGTCCTCATCCATACGGGCTGGATTGTGAATCTTACCAATCATCGGATTCTTCTGCCACTTCTTCTCAGCATTATAGAAAGCGTCAAAGTTATGGTTTGGATAGCCGCGCATCGGACCAGCAATATACATAGTAAGTGAACTCATGTTACTCCTTAATGGGTTTCTGCCCAATTAGTGCCGACACGATACTCGGCATCAATACGAATGTTAAGCTTAAGCATTTCTCCAGCAGTCGTTGCAGCCTGTGTGACAGCCTTGCCGAAACTATCGGCACAAGACTTAGGACAAGAGTACTGCAGTTCGTCATGGATGTAGGCAAGCTGGCTTGCCCTGTATTGAGCCGCAGCCTTGCTAGCCTCAGCCATCCAGTACTTCGATACGACCGCGCCTGAGCCTTGTAGGAGCGTATTCAGGGCAGCGTGTTCACTGCGGACGGGAACCTGTCTACCATCGGGCAGACGAACCTTTCCTGTCTTGATTGTCTCAAACCTGACGGCATCCTGTACCTTGGCAAGTGCAGGGATTTCCTTCTGGAAACGCTCACGCAGCTTACGAGCAGCATCAACGGAGCAGTCGCATACCATAGCAATCTTCTTGTCTCCTGCGCCGTATAGATAGGCGTAGATGAATGACTTGGCAAGTGATCTAGTCGCAAGACCAGCAGCTTGCTGATTGTGTGTATGAATATCTCCGGTAAGGAGAACCTTGGCATACTCACCGTTGTCATACTTAGCCATGAAGTGAGCAAGCATACGCAGCTCAAGACCTGACAAGTCAGCACCAACAACGACATCTCCGGGGTCTGCAATCCACAGCTCTCTTGCACGATGGTCGCCACTTACCTGAGCAATGTTGGGCTGGCTGTGTGTGCAACGACCAGTAGCAGCACCCTGAGCATTGATGCCACCGTGAATGCGGTGATCTCTGCTTGTGTTTGCTCTGGTGTTCCAATCCTCAACCATACCCATAAGCTTGACATTGTTGAAATACTCAGTCAGCTTCTTTGCCTCGGGATAATCAAGGGTAGCAAGCACTGCTTCGTCTACCTTTGGATTACCCTTGTCGGTCAGGGGTGGCTCCCATCCATACTTCTCGTTAAGACGGGAAGCAATCTGCTGTCGGCTACCGGGATTGAAAGTCTCGATCTTGTCCTTCAGACGCTTGCCTGTCTTTTCCGAATGCCGAATGATAAGCTTGTCAGGAAAGATCTGACGCATCTCGTCTTCAATGCCAAGCTTCTCCAGCATAAGGTCTTGATACAGTTTCTCTCCTGCATCACGGTCGTAATTAAATCCATGCTCTACTTGCTCCATTAGTATCTCGGACACTTGGCTCTCAAAGCGAACCAAGTCCTTGTTCTTCGTGATGAATGGCTTCTGTGCATTGTAGATTGCCATACCTAGTCTGGCATCCTGCAAGCAGTAAGTACCCATTTCTTCTGAGTACTGCGCCCATCCACCTGTGTAATCCATCTTGGGGAACTTGAGATACTTGCCCCAAGAAGCCAGAGAGTTATCACCTAGCGGGTGATTGTTGATGTCTGGATGCATCAACTTGCTGATAACGAGCGTATCAACAATGCACTTCGGTCGCGCCATCCCGTACAGTCTACGCATTACGGGAAAATCGTAGCCCCAGATATTGTGTCCGATAATCACGGGCATCTCACTGAGGTACTTGATCAGATCTTTCATCTGATGTTCTAGCCAAAGGATCGGGTCTTCGTCATTGACCTTGGTAGCGGCGCATAGAACTCTAGTCGCTTCTGTATATGGCTTACCCTTGCTGTCAAGAATAAGCTCACCCAATCCGTTACCTTCGATGTCAAGGACGCATACCTTCATTTAGTTCTCCTCTGGTTCAAAGACTAGTGAGCCATCCTCAGCAACGGCAAAGCCGATCTCCTTGAGGCGACCAGTAGTATGATCATAAAACAGCGTAGCAGCAATACCCGCCCGACCTGTCAGGCGATTCTTGAGTACGCGAACAATTGTAGTATTGGCAATCTTGTGGTCTGCATTCTGGCGATCACGCTCAAGGGCAACGACCGTGTTAGGTACACTAGCCAAAGCACCGGAGCCTCGTAGATCCTGCAGAGTAATGCGGTCGCCTTCCTCATACGCTTTCTCCGACTTCTTCAGCTGAGATACGATGTCGATGTGGACACCTGTACGAACAGCCAATGCTCTCAGTTCCTTCATCAATGTGTCGATGATGATTCGCTCTGAACCACCACCCTCAATGTCCTTGTCCTGCATTCCCATTAGACCAGCCGCAGCAGCGGTGATGTGATCAAGTACGATTACCTGAACACCAAGGGACACAGCCATGAACTCCATACGAGCAAGCAGATTCTGCATGGCATTATTGCCAAGGTGATCATAGATGTAGAAGCTAGTCTCACTGAGCTTGCGCTTGGCGGTATAGTACTCTTCATCGGTAAGATCATCAATCATCTGCATATTGATGGGATTCTTTCCCATCTGCACACGGAGGTCATTCATCATACGACAGGCACGGATAGCACGGACAGGCTTGTTAAGCATGAGGCTGATCATGTCATCCATTGTCTCCTGCGGAGACTCCTCAAGCATGATGCAGCCTACGCTACGACCTTCGGAAAGGTGGTGCATCATCAGCTCACGCAGGATAGTAGACTTGCCTGAGCCTGTGCCGGATGCCCATAGGGTAATCTCGCCACCACGCTGCCCGATGAGAAACTCGGAGAGTCCATCATAGGGGAAGGGATAAACCTTCGTAGCAGTGATTGTCTCGGATGTATCCACGATCTTTGAGATGTGGAGGATCTCATCCGGAGAGTACTGGTGCGCTTCCCAGATAGCAGACACAAGCTGCTTGGTCTGTGCATTGACAAGACACTCATTGGCATCCTTGTAGGGAAGCTTGGCAATCTTGCACTTGCCCGGAGGCAATAGCTCAGCCACTTCGTTAGCAGCCTTGATACCCGGATCATCCATGTCAAAGCAAAGGACAACCTCTGCATATGAATTGATGAACTCAAGGTTATCACGGATAGACTTGGCAGCAGACTGCGCCCCATTGGGAATGGATACGACAGGCCATGTACCGCCAAGTACCTGATTGACAGTCATGCAGTCGATCTCACCCTCGGTAATGACCAGACGCTTGCCGCCATTCTTCCATAGGTTCTGTCCAAAAAGCTCAGCACCCTTTGCCGATCCCTTCCAAGCAAACTGCTTGTTAGGACCACGGAGATGCTGACCTAGCAACTCGCCATTCTGATAGTAGTTGGCGACATGAACCTCCTTGCCATTGACCTTGGCTACCTGATAGCCATAGAGTCGGCAAGTCTTTTCCGTAATACCACGATCCTCAAGATCAATGTAAGAGCCAGCGATAGGCTTGAACTCCTTAGTCTGCATCGTAGTCGTTTCATCTAGCATCTCTTTTCCTTTTGTGTTACGGTGATAGTTGCACTTGAAACAATACACATGGTCATCATAGACCGCGAGATTGTCTCCGCTACGGTCTTCACCTTTAGATGTACAGCGGGGGCATTCGGTTTTCTTTTGGAACAGACTCATTCATCACCAGTTCTCTTCGTTGTAGGTAACACCCTTGCTCACTGCAATGGTGCGGACAATCTTCAGAAGCAACTCATCAGACATACTGAAGGCAACCACCGGAGTATCCTCACGGGTACGGAAACCGTCAGTATGCGGAGTCTCGGAGATAATAAAGTATGCAGTAGGAGACTCAACCGGAAACTCAATCTTCATGTAGAGCTGCTTAGATGGCATGCAATCTCCACCACCAATAATCTCTGGACCACCACCAACGGGGAAGTTCATCTGCAACCACTCACTTGTCTCTGTGTTATTCATCATTCGTCTTTTCCTTTGCCCCAACCTAGTTCGTGGGCGTATGGGTTCTTCATAGACTTGAACAGACCAGCAATCTCGTTTCTCAGATTATCACGCTGTTCAACCAGTTTATCATACTTTGCCTGAGTCGATGTACCATCTGTCTCAAGGCGTCCAACCTTGTAGCTAAGAGCCGCAAGATCATAGACCATTTCCTCAAGTTCGCTTAGAGTTTTTGTCTTCATCATCTTTTAGTTTCTTAAGAGCTTTATCAAACTTGTCATTGATTCTATCAAGTGCTTTAAAAATCTTGTCGTAATTTTCTTCGTACTTTTTGCGGTCAACAGGACGATATCTACTGCCTTTACCATTCATATATGTCTATCCTCCGTAATTAGATAACCCCAATTTCTTGCCTTTGCTGCAGCGACCACGGATATCCTTCCGTGCAGTGCATCATAGGCAATCAGTTCTCTTCTTGCCTGATCTCTTTCGTGAGTAACCAATTCTAACTCTTGAACAACTTGAGCTAGAGGATCGTCACTCACCGTCAGTTACCCTGAACTTTTGATTATTAAAATCAGCTTCAAGTTTTTTTTCATGGTCTGTCATTTATGATCTTACCTTCCTCGTTAGAATAAATGATTCGATCAAACACATGGGAACACCAAGGCATGCAGAACTTGCACGGCTTAGACATCCCCAATCTACCTGTCTTGCTGAATCGAAAGTTATAAAGAACCATCTTGTCGTTCGGTGTCTTTATCTTTCGGAAGGCATCCAGCTCAGAGTGGAGATACGGATACATGTACCCATACTCAGCAGTCTTGGGATGCGTCTTCCAGTTATTGGTTCCGACAGCAAGCAGTCTATTCTTTCTGACGATCAGCGAGATATGCGCCCTGTCTCTATCGACAGTCGATGCGATATGCTTAGCCAGTTCAATCCAGTGTTCCATTAAGAGCCTTCCAAGATATCGGGAATGCTTCAGCGCATGCCTCATTGAGACACATGGCAACCTGTCGGCATTCATTCTGGGCATGGGAATCAAGCCGCAGCTGGCACACACGGGCAAAGCCATACAGAGATCCCGTCCAGTACCACTCGGTCATCATAGACTGAGGAAGCACAGCACGGGCTTGCTCCGGGCATACACCGTTGGCAAGCATTAGATTGTAGGTCAGCATGCAGTAACGCATGGCATCCTCAAAGACATCCTGAGACTCCAGAGGATCATCGACCAGATCATCCATAGATCCCTGCTTCTTGTTCTCAGCCTTCTTTCTCCAGTTACCATTGGGATTCCAGAAGGTGGGATCATAGTCAACATAGCGGCGGCTTACCTCATTCCAAGCAAACCCAACCTGATGCTTCTGCAGCTGTCGGGCAACAAAGATGGGAGCCTTGATTCTGAATTGCAGAGTACAATGAGCGAAAGGACTCCAGTGATTGTGCTTTGCCAAGTACTTGATAAGCTTGCTGTTCTGCTCCTCTGTGTAGTTGGCAGCTTCTTTGCTGAACGACACTCTAGCAGCATCGACAACCGTGTTGTCTGTTCCCATCTTGTCGATCAACTCAACTGAAATATGTTCGTACATTGTTCTCCTTTTGAAAAAAGGAAAGGGGATTTCTCCCCAATCCTTTTAGGTATTTACTTCTAAGGTGAAGTAACCTTCTTCACCCTTGTCAGCCCACTGCTTGGATACATGAAGGGAAGTTATCTGGGAGTCATCCTTCCAGATCTTTCCGTTCATGGTATCCAGAACAGCCTTGGCAAAGTTGTCGATATCTGCCTTCGGCCATCCCCTCTCAGTGGTCTTGGGACGCTTTACATATAACTCAATACTTACCGCAAGCTCAGTGTCGATAGCCTCAAAGTCCTTACCGATGGTATCCCATACGATCTCTGCTGCTTTCTCCCTGAACTCCTTGTAAGTACCTGTATAGTAAGCACCCCACTTACCAACCCGTGGTCTTGATGCAGCCACGGGATTGATGTCAAACTTCCATTCCATTAGAACGGAAGGTCTTCATCCTCAGTCTCCTCAACCTCAGTGACAGTAGCCTTCTTTGCGGGAGTCCCGACAAAGCCACCATCGACTGCGCCAAAGCCACCAGTGCTAACACCTGTGGTATTGTTGGCGTTCTTCTCAACGATCTGAATGCCGTTGAGATAGACTGAGAGACTGTTATCACGGGCGACAACCGCAGGGGCAAGCTTCAGACGAACCTTGTCTCCACCAAAGGGTACTGCGTCAGTCTCCTGAGCAGCAGAGTCAACGCAAGGGAACTTGCCCTGCTCGACATGCACTCGGCTCTTGGCCTTGAGGGTCTTGACTCCATCCTTCTCCATGATACCATTGATCTTCTTAGCACCAGACTTCTTGAGGATATCAGCAAGCTGCTTCTCAAGATTCTTGTCAAGAATCACGGTAATGTTGTGATTAGCAGATGCCTCACCGAAAGCGGTGTCGGGCTTAAGTAGATTGCTCCACTTAACCTCAAGCACCTCGGTAACAAACTGCGGCATCTTCTTCATCTTCTTGTTATTAACCATTAGTATTGTTGTCCTTCTTCATTGACTCAGTGATCTGAGCAACTTGCATGTTCAAGTCATTAACGATAGCACTCAGCCCGGAAGCGAGTCCGCTGAGATACGCAACTACGCTATCACTGCGGATAGCAGGAACCATTTCCTGTGCGGGAGTAGTAGTAGCAGAGATAACTTCACCATCAATTACTTCGTTCGTGTCCATAATTTCTTTTCTCCTTTCTGATATACAGTATATCTGTAGCCCCAACCGTAGGGATTACTTAAAGACTCATCATTTCAATGTAGGGCTTGCCGTCAACGACAACGCCACAACTAATCACGGGCTTCTTGATATGGTCTTCGCCATACTTCATGGCAAGGTGCTTGCGGTCAACGCCGCATCCGACATTCATGCCAAAGATTGCATGAAGCGGACTAACTTGCCAGTTGATTCCGGCGCAAGAATGGTGATGACCAGCAACCACAGAAATACCCATACCCTTAGCAGTGTTGAAAGCAGGATATAGACCGCCACCCCCAACGCCATGATAATAAAACACATTATCAACAGTGTAGTTCTTAACCCATTGCCAAGTTGTGTTATAAATTTCATTGTATCCCTTGATATAGAAGTCGGGAATACCAGCATCAGCAGCAAGTCTGCGAACTCGCTCGTCGTGATTGCCGATAGTCACGATCATGTTCTTGAAGGCAGACTTCCATTCCTTCACGCACTCCATAGCCATCTCGTATTCCTTGACAGCACCGGGATGCTCAGGATGCTTCGTATGGAATGAGATGCAATGGTGGTCAATCACATCACCGATATGAATAACCTTGTCGCACTTGTATTCCTTCTTGACATCCTTCACAAACTGCAGATAGCCATCAAGCACAGCGGGAAAGTGAGTGTCTCCGATTACCAGAATCCTGCTCACTTGCGCCGCCTTCTCTTAAACTGATCCTTCCATTGCTGGGCAATGGATGGCATGTTACCCTGTGGTGCATAGACATCAAGCTTGCCGTCAAAGTGATCCTTCTGTGTCTGATTCCAAGAATCATATAGATCACCCCAACGCCACTGCTTTCCGTTAAGCATCTTGTTCGGTTTCCAAATCATCGTCGTTAGCTCCTCCGATGTAAATATTAATGTTCATATTAGGCTGCGGTGGTATGTTCTTGAAGGCAAACTCAGTGTATGCTGCATTCAAAAAGATATCACTGAATGCTTCGGTAGCAAACCAGAACGACAGCTTCTTTCTTCTCTTGTTAGACAGAGCCAAAGCGGTGAACATTTTAACCGCCTCCTCCATGTCACCTTCGCTGCAAACCTTGTATACCTTGCTCTTCATTGGAAGAAGTACTCGGCATCAAGCACATTGTCCATGTCGAATACTCCGACTTCGGGAACATCCGGCAGCTCCATGTCAATGTTATTCATAAGTTCAGTCCGCATATCAGCCAGCAAGTTAGTGCTGTGCATTCTGTGGAACTCCTCGTTAGTATAGACTCGCATCAGATTGACATCAGGTGCGGGACACCCATACGAATCATGGATCATGCTGTATTGTGTAATACCAGCTTCCTTCATTCGCTTGATGGTAGACCACATATGACTCGCATCCAACGAGTGTATGTAATTTGGAGAGATAGCCAGATTAACTGAGCTTCCATCTATTGTTTCCTTATCTGGAGCACCGAAATGCAGCTCCTTCATGTCGAACAGTTTGGCTACTGATCGTCTAGTTAGTATCTCATAGTACTGGTGGACAACCTTAAAGCCACACGGCGTAGTCCACTCAACATTCTTACCTACCTCAGAGAACATATCGGCAACAACTTTGAGCCAAGCCTTACCCTTGTTGGGTTCAATCAATGTACCCTTGAGGGCTTGGTCGATAAAGGTGGCAAGCTCCATGACTGCACCAGCAATCTGGTCTTTACCTACCCAATCAAGATGTCCTTCGGTCTTGCAGTATCTTCGGATACCATAGAAGGTAACTCCATATGGATCAGTCATAACCGCTCTCTTCACAACAGATCTGTCGATATCCCCTTCCCAATACTCAAGAAACTTGGTAGCCCACCGCCCCTTGTTACTGTCTTCGTCCTTAACCTCAGTCATCTTGTCGGTCATGCTGTCCGCAACAAACTGATATAGATCCTGCGGCTTCTCTGTCTGAATCAGATTCACCTTCTTGGCAAGCACGGGGTCACGCATAAGCGCAGCCCAATGCTGTACACCATTGCAGGAGCCATCCATCTGCACGGCAACCTGAGTCATACCATCGGTGCGACACAGATCAAACACGGCAGCAAGACGCTGAAAACTTGGGTTCTTTTTCTTCTTGTCGGACACCCATAGCTTTCTCGTATCATATGGATTGTCGTTAATCTGTCGCAGCATATCCATGTTGTCATCAACCCACTTGGCTCTGTCTGCAAAGGGAACCTTGTCCTGATCAAACAGATTAGCGACATGTACCTTAAGCCAGAACATACCATTGGTTGTCTGCTTCCTTGGCTCTGCAAACATGATCAACCCACGATCAAAGTCTGAAGCTTGTGGCGACAGAAGATCACAGGCAGAGTTAGCACGACCACGGAAGTCACATGTAAAGATATGATAGAAGAACTTCTGCGGGATCATAGACTTGGCAAGCTGAAGCCTGACAAGCATACGACCACGGAGCTGTTCCTCCTTGTACCAATTGCTGTATGCCTCTTCCTTCTGAGCACACCACTTGGCTTGCTCTTCCTTAGTTCCATTGGCAGGATAAGGCTCAGCAAAGTCAAAGGCAGAGAAGTCATAGGCTGGTAGATTAGCATCGCGTGTGTTGTTCTTGAAGAGTGTTTCCATTATCTCAAGCACACGCTCATTGATAGTCCACTCGGTATGCATCATCACATTAAGACCGTCGATAACAGTCTGTGATGGTGTGCTGCCTTTCTGGTGAACCTTCTCATCCCACATGACATCCTTGAACTTCTGAACCACAGGCTTACGAACATAGGGCAGTACATTACCACCGCTGCTGGTAAGCATATGCTCAACAGGTGGAACGATCATTGGTCGATAGAGCAAAGCTGCCTTGGCAATGACATCCTTGTGTCGCTTATGCAACTCCTTGAGAATGTCATCGGTAAAGGTAACAACTACACGCTCAGACCAACGCCTACCCGTATGCTTGCGAATGTTCTTGAGCTGAATGATCTCAGACATCTCTGCGATACGCAGCATATGATGGCCGAAATCCTCACGCTGCTTTCTATTGAAGTTTTTCTTGTTGAGCGTACCCATCTTGTAGGCAAAAGCCTTGCAACGCTTAGGCGTCCACTTCTTCTGATAGTGTGACTGTTTTGCCCAATCCTCACGGAATTGTTTCTTGGCTTGCTGATAGGCTACGATCTCAATGACCATCTCGGAAATGACATGGGCAATATGCTGAGCCGTAGGTAGGGGAAACAGATCTCCCTCATACTTACGCTCCCAGAAAGAAGAGTTGAACCATTCAAGAATCAAGGCACGAACAG